GGTTTTGACGAAACCCATCAAATGCCAAAAAGGCATTTTTAAGAGTCAGGCAGCAATTGATTTTGCGACCAAACTAGCACGTAAGTGTTCTAATGCCCATGTGTATTCCCGCCAAGAGGTGGTTGACATGTACACTGGTCAGAAGAAACTACTGTATGGCTTGGCTGCAGACTCATTGCTTCATGACCCGCTAACTATTAAAGATTCGTACCTAAAGACCTTTATCAAATTTGAGAAATGTAATTTGAGTAAGGCGCCGAGGATTATTAATCCTAGGTCCACCCGGTATACATTGGAAGCTGCTCGTTATTTGAAGAAGCTTGAAAAACCAATATACCGTGGTGTTAACAAACTATTTCGTAGCCATTCCAAGCACACTGTGATTAAAGGATTGAATGTTGTTGAGTCAGCTAATATAATCCGGGAAAAATGGGAAAGATTTTCCGATCCAGTGTTTGTAGGAGGTGACTTAACTAAGCTAGATATGCATATAGGTGTGGAAGCGCTAGAGTTTGAACACTCTGTGTACAATCGGGTATTTAGGTCACGTAAGTTGCGTCGTCTGCTTAATTGGCAGCTGCGCAACAAAGGTAGAGCGTATTTTAAGGATGGATGTGTCTCTTTCAAGATGAATGGGACTCGTTCGTCTGGCGATATAAACACGTCCATGGGTAATGTGTTGATTGTGTGTTATGTTATATACAATGCAATGACATCCTTGAGTGTGGATTGTGAGCTCATTAACAATGGCGACGATTTTGGTTTAATTTTTGAGAGGCATGCTCTAGAGAGTGTTGTGGAGCATTTGCCTCAATGTTTTAGGAAACATGGTTTCATTTTAGTAATGGAGACTCCTGTGTTTGAGTTTGAGCGGATTGAGTTTTGCCAAACTAAGCCGGTGTATGATGGTAAGTTGTGGCGCATGTGTAGGTTGCCACAGACTGTGTTCAAGAAGGACACCATCTGCACCATTGATATACCAAACCCCACCATGTATAGGAAATGGCTTGCTGCGGTTGGTGATTGCGGGTGGTTTTTAACCGCCGGATTGCCAGTCTTGCCATCGTTCTATGATATGTTTCGGAGGTCTGGTGTTGCTTACACAGAAGCCGAGTTACAACGATTTTTTAAAAATACATCTCTGTTTCAGTCGCGAGATGGACTGGACAGGTTTGAGAATATCGTCACTGACGATGCTCGCGTGAGTTTTTACCGCGCGTTCGGAATACTCCCGGATGACCAAATAGCTTTGGAAGCGTACTTTGCCTCGATTACTATCGATGCGGTTGCTACTGATATGTTAGGTGCCATTCGGGACAATAATTTGTTATTCCCTTCTCAAATTATAGATGTACGGTAATTATTGTGGTCCCTATTGGTCGGACGGAGCATTCCAGACCAGCGTCGTAGGGACAATGAAACCAGTCGATGAGTTCGATGAAACCTGCATGGTGCACGATGCCCACTATGCACGTGCAGGTGATTTGAAGCTTGCGGATTTTGAATTTGCAAGAGCAAATATAGGGCGTGGGGTTTTGCGCACGGCGGCCGGTTTGGCTGTCGGTGCTCAAGGCTTGATACGACGGGGTTCTCGCAGTGGAGCCCCTAATATTAAGCAATATACACCCAATACTCTTAATATACTCGAAACAAATATGCAATCCAATAGTAGTAAAAACAACAATTTACGCGGTAAGCAGAGCAAGAAGCAGTCTAATCTTAGGCAGACTAGCTCAAAGAATGAAATTCAAGTTGCCACGCATGCCGTTCCGGCAGCGATTGGGACAACTATTCGCATGGTTCGGCCGACAGTGGTACGAAGTGGCAACACTGCTCGTATCACTGGTCGCGATTTTCTTGGCACAGTGTCGGTAGCGGCTACCACCACTTTTGGTGTGTCCACTACAGCTCTATTGAGTCCGGCGTACTTTACCAGTGCGTTTTTAGGAAATCTGTGTCGATCATACGAGTCCTATCGTTGGGATAAGTTGCGCATACATTATGTGCCTGCTTGTTCCACGGCGACTACGGGTTCAGTGGTTTTGGCTTCTAGCCATGCTGTTACCCAGCCAGCTTTGAGTGGTGAGTCATCTAACTTTTTGCCACGTGCTTTAACTCAAGGCAATGCATCCATGGGTCCACTTTGGGAACATGGTTACATTGATATTGATTGCACGTCTAAACATTGGCGATTAGTGGACCCTACATCAAATGTTGACTTAGATGATAATATTCATGAAGAGCTTCAAGTTTACTATTCGGCATCGGCCTCTTTGGTCGCTGGCTATTTACTGGCTGAGTACACATGTTCGTTTAACGAACCAGTGTACCAGCCACATTCCACTGCTATTCCTATTCCAACTGGACCTGGTACCGTGTGTGTTTTCACTGATAACATTGGTGTCAACGCCGCAGGTGATGATTGGAATTTGGCATGCTTATCAGGTTTAACACTTGCCACTGTCAATCCAGGTACGATTTATCGTGCCGTGTTTGACTTGGTGGGTAGTTCAGCACCTGCGGGAGCAACGTTTAACAATTACCTCAACGCGGCGGTGTTTTCTCATGCAACCACCTCGACGTTTGGGGTTCAAACGACGTATGCACCCCTTGTGGGTGGCTTTACCTGTTATTTGGTGTGTGATAGTTCTTCTGTTAAAGCGTTTGCTTCTATTGAATCAGCGCGAGGGGGAATTGGATCTGGTCAGTTGATGACCAGAACAGCCACCACTGCTGCCGGCACCTATAGATTTATTGTATCTATGGTGGGCCAGGATCCTGCTACTGCTACTAGTGTACAGTAGTTGGTTTTACTCT